CTAATTTAATTGGCTTGAACGACCAATTAGAGGCTCTAAAAAAGAGTGATGCTTATTTATTTAATGTAACCACTACAGTGAATAAAGGTGGGAGTTCAAAAGATGGTACTAAACCAAGTGAAGAAGATGATATCGATTATGATGAGATGTCAGATGAAGAATATTTTGCAGCAATGAATAAAAAATAAAGGAGAGAAATATTATGCCAAACAATTTATTATCATGTAAAAGAATTGCTAGGGAAGCACTACCAATCTTAAAAAATAATTTAGTAGTACCCGAGCTATTTAGAACAGACTACTCAAAAGAATTTGTTAAACAAGGAGATACAATCCAAGTAAAAAAACCAGCCGTATTCGAGGCTAAAGATTTTGAAGACGAAATTACAATTCAAGAAATAAATCAAAAAAATGTTTTAGTAACAATGAACAAACTTGCTGACGTTTCTGTAGAAATAACTTCTAAAGAAATGGCTCTTGATTCTGTTACATTTAATCAAGACGTACTAGAACCAGCAATGATTGCACTTGCTGAAAAAATAAACAAAGAAGGACTAGAAATGTATAAATATATATACAAAAAATTAGGAACAGCAGGAACAACACCTTCTAAAATTGAAGATATTGCAAACGCAAGAGGGCTACTTAACAAAGCAAAAGCACCACTTGCTAATAGATATGGCGTGTGGGACCCAGATGCTGACGTAAAATTCTCTACAATAGAAGCAATTTTACACGCCGATAAATCTGGTAGCACACAAGCACTAAGAGAAGGTGCTATAGGTAGAGTTCAAGGGTTAGACAACTATATGTCTCAACAAGTTGCAGTACATAAAGCAGGAACATTTACTGCAGTTGCTACACCATTAACAAATGGTGCAATTTCAAAAGGTGCAACTCAAATCACTATGGATGGTGGTTCTGGTACAGAAACACTTTTAAAAGGAGATTTATTAAAAATAGGTACTCAAGAGTTTGTTGTTACAGAGGATGCAACAGCAGCGTCTGGAGCAATAACTGCAAAAGTATATCCTGAAGTAACAGCTGAAATTGCTGATAATACAGCAGTAGAATTTGCTGATAAAACAGCAGGTGGACACGTTGCAAATATGGTATTTAATAAAAATGCTTTCGCTTTTGTAACAAGAGCTTTAGAACCTGCAGCAGGTGGTCAAGAATCTTATACTGTATCTTATAACGGGTTAAATATAAGAGTAACTTATGGCTATGATATGAAGACAAAGAAAAATATGTTGTCATTAGACACATTATATGGATTTGCACCTTTATATCCATCTCTTGCAGGAGTAGTAATGGGGTAATAATACCCCTTTACGATTATATAAGGAGGAAATAAAATGGTAAAACAAGCAATTGTAAATTTAAATGGCGAAAATTCTAGTGTACAAGTTACTTCCAGAGCAATTGCTA